TAGATTGAGTTTCATCAGTAATAAAGTTAGGCTTGTCTTTAAATTCGTTTAACGTTTTCCAATAAGGAACAAAGTATCCTATTTCTCCTCTATTTTCAAATACATCTTCAAATACTAAACAGTTATAATCAGAAGGATTTCTAAATATAGATTCTGCATAAAGTGCAGCTTTACCAGATACAAGTCCTCCTGTACCTAATGCCCATATAACAAGGTTCTTTTTTTGCTTAGATGCTTGAGTTGCTTCAAGAGCAGTCCATGATTCTTTAATATTATAAAAGAACCCGATCTCATCAAGTGCAACTAAGTTAGGTCGAGTACCGTTACCCGCTAAAGGATTATCTTTAAATGTCCTATGTCTTAATAATGAACCTGTTTTAGATTCATACTCCCTGTTTGGAGCCAGTGAACCAGTGTGTGATACTTGTAGTGGTGAAGGATGATAATCATTATCAGATATTCTAAAAGAACCTGGAAGGTGTTTAAATGCTGTCTTTACCTTCTTGATTAATGGCTCTGTATATTTTGTATCAATTGCCCCAACGATAGTATCAGATGCAATATACTCTTTTTTAGATTTACGTTCTAAATAAATATCATAGTCTGTAGCACCATCAAATAAATAATTATGTGCTACTAAGCCCGATGTACCGTATGACTTACCTCCACCCCTAGATTGAATACTTATTAAATGCCTAGCCTCGTTTTTATATAAAGGTTTACCTAAATCTATTAAGTAATTTTTCCTAAGGTATTCTCTAGCACTAACATATGTTTTAGATTCAGCTTCTTTCTTAGTAATCCTGTTAAGAGTAATTGATAATTCTTTTTCTGGACCGTATTTTCTGTCACATGTATATTTCTTATCATTTGAAAATCCTGAGAAACCTCTACATTCTTCATAAATATAAAAGAACTCCCAGTCAATATCACGTAACCAAGGTAGTCCAGTAGCTTGTGCTACTGATGTCTCGTCTTCAAATAATATGTTATGAAAATTAATATAGTAATATAGTGGACCTGGCATCCATTTTCCAGCTACCCAATAACCTTCTATACATCTTCTTTTTTGATCTCGCCAAAATGTAAGACGATCATAGTACTCTAACTCAGGATGGTAGTTAGGTATTTCATCTAATTTAAAATTACTATTGTTTACTACCATTATAAAGCATCTGAATCAGACATTGATTGATTACCACTACCTTTCTTAATTAACTTTTCAGCTTCATAATCTTGTTTAATTTTTTTATAGTCATCAAACATCTTAGAAGTAGTAGATAACATTTTATCTAGTTTAACTAATTCATCTGTATCTTTTCCGTCAAAAGCGTCTTGATACATTTCTTTTAGTGACCTACTTCTTAATCGCATTGTTTCATTCCAAAGACTAAGTCCTCTTTCTGCGTCAGATAAAACTACTTCTTTATATACTTCAATTATATCATCAAGCTGTTTCCAATCTACTGTAATATCTTTTAAAAAGGTACCAGTTATGGTCTTATATTTGTCTGGTAAATTATAATACTTAGAATCTAATGACTCACAAAAATGAATAGCCCACATTATATGGGAGCTTTTATTCTTATTTTTAGAAGTATCTTTTTTATAGAACTTGTCTAGTTTAGGTGCAAGTGTTAATTCAGGATATAGTTTCCAAAAATTTTGTGATGCTATTTCAATCATCTGTATTTTTTTTTAATTGCTTACGTTCAAATCTTGAATTAACAAAATCAACCTTCTTCTTACTAGGAATGAATTTACCAAAATTTTCTATATGAATAAGAGGAAACTTATTTATATCATAAATTCCCTCAGTTCTTTTATTAGTATCGCTAATCTCTAAATGAATCTTATTAATAAACAGTCTCCATATTTCTTCAGCTTGCCCAATGTTTATACCATAGTCTTTAGCTAACTGTCTTAATATTACATCTTGTTTATCCATCAGTAGGAGGAAGAAGCATGAATCCATTATTAGAATCATCTTCAATAACAGTACTTAAGCCGTTAGAAGGTGGAGCTAATTTTTTACTTGATGCCATTGGGTCAGGAGTCTTTTGAATACCAACAGGGTCTTCTTCTGGAAGAATATGAGCTTTCTTATCATCCTCTACAACATCAAGTTTTTTCTTTTTAATATTTGTAGATTTCTTAGGTACGTCAGGAGTATTCTTTAAATTAATAATGAATTGTAATCCTTCTAGGTCTGGTTTAAATACTAGGTGCTTGTTGAGAATGTTATTTTTATCTAACACGGATTCTCCAAATATTTTTTTTGTTCTTACACGAGAAAGAACAACATTAAATTGAGTATCTTTAATATTTAGAATCTCACACATCTCTTTACGCATCTCAGTACTTAAAATGAACTTAGCTCTTTTTTCAGGAGCTAATACGTCATAGTCGTTATTTAAACGAATAATCTCTGCAAGCACCTCACGTTCTTGTTCAGAAGCTTCTAGGCTAAAGTTCAAAAACGCAAGAATCTGCTTGTAGATTTTGCTGTCATTCGTAGGTAAATTAAGTACTCTCTTAATCATTATTTTCTAGTTTCTTTTGCAACTTTTTGCAATTCAGGGTCAGCATTTAACATTTTACTAAACTCATTCCATTGTACAAGTGCTGTCTCTGTAAGAACTGTAAGTACGTTTAGTATTACTGCATATTCCATATCAAATTTATTCATGTCTTTAGGTCTTAGATAAGAAAACGCTTGTAAAATTCTTTCAGCGTGACCTGTTTCATCTAGTAGAATTGAAAGACTATAAATTGTTTCATCATCCTTATCAATAGATACCGCTATATCATATCTAAAAAATAATCCAGTACCTTTGTTTTTATGAGATTGATTAATATTATTAAACATAGTATCTAATAAATTAAACATCTCTTTTGAGTTATCCTTCTCTTTCTTTATCATAATTAATTCTTTACTGAAATTTCTAATTTAAACTTTAACGGATCTGATGTGCTAAAAGAATAACTACTCTTTACTATTTTATTTGTCCTATTACAATAAGGCATCACTTTATCTAATATATCTGTTTCCTTAATGAATAATTCATCTAGATTAAAATTACTATATATAAAACTAAGCTGTTTCTCCATCCTCAATAATATATTTGATAAATGTTTGTGAAACAGTTCTATGCTCATTAATTGTTAATTGAGCCACCATTTTACAATTGTACTTTTCTAGTATAGTTTGTATTTCTCTACTGGCAGCCATTACTATCCTTTCCATATCTTCTTTCGATACTCTCTCCTTTACCTCAGTAGCCTCTTTCTTTGGAAGTAATGCTTCTTCTTTTGTTATCATAATTAATTTATTTTTATGTTGATAATATTTTCATATTTAAATTATACCTACCTCTCACTTCAGTAGTTACTATCAAGCCACGTTGTTTTAGTGAAGCAATATGCTTATCTAATGTAACGGGTGATATTTTTAACTTAGCAATGATGTGTGCTTTATGTACTTTATCAGCATACCAAATGTTACGTTCTGAATCAGCCTGATTTAAAATATAGTAGAGTACATGAAAAGGCTTATCTTTCGACTTCAATAATAAACTCTCTTTGGTATCTAAATAGACTGTAAACATTTTTCTTTTTCTTCTGTACATTACAAATATAACTATTCCTATTGGATATTGATAGTCAAAAGATATAAAAAATAAGTTACTATCACAAACATGATAGTAACAATATCAAATAAAGATATAAAGGTTACATTTGAAATGTCTTTTCTGAAGAAAGCTCAAAGGATAGGTATGTGGAACATTCATCTTTGAATGAACATTCATATTGGATTGCTGTAGAAGTAATCCTCAGTGCAGTGACAATCAGTCTGTATTGGTCAGGGTCTGTTACCGAGTATACAAATTGTCCTATTTTAAATTCTGGTTTAAGTTTTGATAAATCCATATTCAAAAGTAATATTAAAATAATTGATTAAAAGCTTGCGAGTTAAAAATACTTTACAGTCTGGACTGTTACAAACGTGATAGTAGTGACCCCAGTTTTTTCTAAGGCTTCTACTATCATAAACGTAACAGTATTGAATCACTGAAGTTGATAGTCTAAAAAGGCTTAGTTTCATGAGTATCAGTTACTTAACCTTAAAAGCTTGGTGTAATTGTAAGTATAAGGTAAACCTTAACAAGGTTAGCCATGATACGTATGTGAATGCTATGCTTGTGTTTGAGTACTATCACGCCTATAGTTCAAGTATTTCTATAGCTGAAGTATTTCCCTTCATATCATATGAAATTAAAATAAACGCATCATTAATAACTATTCCATGAATTAGTAATTTTTTATTTGAATCGTATTTAACATTTTTTAAAAATTCCATATAATATTTTTTTAGAAGAATATATAGAATCAAAGATATTAAGAATGACGAGAGATCCCCCCCTTCATAAAATATTATTTTTTATAACACAAATGATAGTCACGTGGTTACTACCTATAAACGCTACCCCTACTAAAATTTGGGAGGGGAAGATCCCCCCTCAAGTTATATGTAAAATACCCTTAAAACTTAAGATTATGTCAAAGCAAGATTTCACAGTAGTAAAAAGTACAGAGTATAAACTAGAAGATGGAACTATCAAGTTCTCTAATAAGCTAGTTACAAAGAGTGTTGATGAGCTATTAGGTTTGGAAAATCAATTAACTCTGTACGTTCATGGTAATAAAGAATTACCAGTAGGCGAGAGTATCTCAATGAACCCAGATGATTATATCATTGAGGACAGAG